CGGGTCTACGGAGCTCGCCTTCGGGCCTCACGTGATTACAGCACTAAGCTCTTTGAGTCATAGTGATCACAGTAAGGTTCCGTTGGTTTCTTCGTAGGTCGGCATAGCCGGTCTAAACAAGGATTACTCCATGTCGTTATCCGCGCACACAAACGCGGTCGGTTACCATGAAGCGTATGACGTGCAGACTGCGCGCCAACGTGGTGTGATCTCCGGTCGAAACTCTCTTGAAGAGATTATCGACAGTGGATCATACCGCTCTGGCGTCAGTGATAAACCTGCACCGTTTCATGCGATCAATGGTGATCGTGGTCGTGCCTATAATTATAACCGCCACATCCGTCGGGTGCTCTCTAATGCACCTTATACGATGAGGCGGCTTGATCTGTCTCCCTCAATCTGGGAGCCAGGGCTACCGACTCACGACTACACGTGGGATCTTTATGTTCCCTCGGTGTATAAAACATTATCGTTCACGCCTAGTCTCGATCCAGATGGCGATGCCTTGGACGAGTCTATCACCGAAGCCCTTAATGGTCTTGGTGGTGCTACGGCGTCTCTTGGTGCTTCCCTTGGGGAGTCCAAGCAGACAACGAAGATGTTTGCTCAGAAGGCCTCGCGGTTCCTTTCTGGTTATCACGCCTTACGGCGTAAAGACTATGGAACCGCTCTGGCTTTGTTCACTACCGGAAAAACCGGTGGTGCTGGGCGGAGTATTAACGCCAGTGACGTGGGCGGCGCTTGGTTGGAAATGCAATACGGGTGGAAACCCTTACTGCAGGACCTTCACGACGTTTACCACGTTATTAATAAGACTACTGAGGTCGGCACCGTTGTTCGTGGTGTCGGCTACGGCAAGCGCTCCGCAAAGGGCTCTTTCCGTCAGGGGTCCATTATTATGGACTGGGAAGCGAAGTCGTCCGCAAGGACAGTTTTACTTTCCAAAGTCACGAATTCTCGTGCTTACCTGCTGCAGTCTTTGGGGTTGATCAACCCGGCGTCTATTGCTTGGGAATTAGTCCCATATTCGTTTGTCATCGATTGGTTTATGCCAATCGGCGCGACGTTAGAGGCGATGACTGCCACTGTTGGCCTTGAAGACCTTGGTGGCTGGACGAGTACTCAATTCAAATGGATCGTGAAAGGTCGTGCCGAAACTGGCACCTACCGAGATCAATCTGTTTGGATTAACTCGCCCGGAGACTACCAAGAAGCCGGATTCGACTTCCATCGTTACGCCTACACGAGGCATCCTCGTCCCGCGTTTTATGCGAAAGAGAATCCGTTTACATCAACCCATGTGGAGAATGCCTTGGCACTCCTCACGCAGCTGCGACGGTAATTCCGCCGTTCGCCTTTTAAGGATTGGCAAACATGCCTCAATTGAACGCCATTGTCGTCACCGACAATGTGGCTGCGCCGCACACGTTCTCTCCTGTGGAGATCAATGGTGGCGTTGCACTTCTGGTCGAGTCCACGGGTGTTCCCGTGGCGGATCGACGTCTGACCCTTAAGACTGACCGGACCCAGAACGGGCGCCGGAAAGTCACGGTGAAGATGCAGATCCCGGTCGTCCAGGACGTGACCGTTAACGGCATTTCTCGACCGACGGTCGTGCGCACCGCATATGCGGAGAGCACTCTGTCGTTCGACGAGACGTCGTCGACTGCGGAACGCGATCAGATGTTTTGGATGTTTCTCAATGCCATGGGCAATGAGGATCTTACCAAGAAACTGGTCGTCAACCTTCAGGCACTCTTCTAACGCGCTTTCAGCGCGTCAAAGTTTGCTCTCTTTGTTGGGTTCCCCCAACTGGAGGTTGATATGTTCCGTGTCAGAAGCACAGATCTTATTGCGTTAGTCGCGATTGTGGCTTTCGTCGTTATGATCCTCGCTTTCTTCTTCACTAGCCGCGGTTTGACACCCGGCTTTGCCTTGATTGGATTACCACATGGCACAGAAGCGTCCCCGGTCCAATTTATTGGACCAATGGGCAATTCCGACCGACTTGACCTCACAACTCGTGGAGAGGCTAAACGATCTGCCGACGTCGGTGAAGACCGACTATCTGCGATCGCAAATTCTCTCTAAATACGTTTCTTCTGAAACGGATTCTCCCGCCTTGAGGCGTGAGCGAGCCATTGCGAAGTGGCTCGAAACCGAGTTGCGCAACGAAGAGACCAATGAACGACTTTTATCTTTACACGAGGAATATCAGATACTACCTCGTGTGTCGTTCGGTTCCTTCGTTGAGTGGTGCCAACGTTTCATTATTGGTATCATAGGCGAGTACCCTCCTGAGGATGCCTTAATCGGCAGTTTCTCAGGTGGTGCGTCGACAAGCCGGAAACGTACTGAGAGCCATCCAGCTCTGAAGTACCTCGGAGAAGCACACATCACCCCCCGTTGCTTGGAGGTGTGGAACACAATTAGTGAGGATTTATCTCCTTACGGTAGTGGTCCGCTCATGCCAGGTTGGCTGGGGACGGAAGGGATAATCACTCCCGTGGTTGTTCCTGGAAATGTGCTGTTCACAGTACCCAAGAAAACCGATATAGATCGTGTTGCTTGTAAAGAGCCCGATCTGAATATGTTCATCCAGAAGGGCATAGGCGACTTCTTTCGACGTCGTCTTCTTCGCGCTGGTATAAACCTGAATGATCAGTCGATAAACCGATCGTTCGCACGTGAAGGCTCCATTTCTGGAGCCCTTGCAACACTAGACCTCTCGAGCGCTAGCGATAGCGTCTCGCGGGAGCTTGTGTTCATGTTCCTTCCCGTGTACTGGCACACCCTCCTGGACTCTGTAAGGAGTCCGGTCACCATCATTGATGGTGAGGAACATCGGAACCAGATGTTCTCCTCGATGGGGAACGGTTTTACGTTCGAGTTGGAGAGCTTGCTCTTCTATACTCTTGCGCGGGCCGTTTCCTATTTTCGAGGGGTGCCTGGAGTCGTCTCTGTGTATGGTGATGACATAATCTGTCCAACAGACACCGCAGGTTACCTTGAATGGGTTCTCAACGTGTTCGGCTTCCTTGTAAATAAGGATAAGTCGTTCACCGAGGGACCATTTCGAGAGAGCTGCGGCGGTCATTACCACGATGGGATCGATATCACTCCTTTCTACATCAAACGTCCAATTGGAACTCTCCCTGACCTCATTGACGTAGCGAACAAGCTACGGAAGTGGGCTGAAATTCCGGGCCTTACGGTCCTGAATTACGAGGTTGAGTTGACGTGGCTATGGC